GTTCCTTGGATGCCTTGAGTTCCTTGGATGCCTTGAGTTCCTTGGATGCCTTGAGTTCCTTGGATGCCTTGAGTTCCTTGGATGCCTTGAGTTCCTTGGGTTGCGGTTCCTGTTGTTCCTTGAGTTCCTTGAGTTCCTATGACGCCTTGGGTTCCTATGGTTCCTTGGGTTCCTGTGGTTCCTTGGATTCCTGTGATTCCTTGGGTTCCTTGGATTCCTGTGATTCCTTGGGTTCCTTGGATTCCTTGTAGGCCAAAACCAGATGGCGTACTCCAACTTACCCCAGCACCAGTAGAAGTTAAAACTGATCCGCCAACACCAATATTACTATGAATATCATAAAACCCCCCCTTTAATCTAACTTCTCCCAGAATATCTGCAGAAAATAATGGCGTAGTTGATCCAATTCCAACATATCCACTACTATTATTATATACTAAATTACTTGCACCAAAAAAATCTCCATTATTATTAAATATAATTTCTTTATTTTTTCCTGGAGCGAAAACAGATATCGTTACAGCTATTCCTGGAGAACTATCAAGATTTAAATATCCTTGTGCCGTAATTGCGGATCCAACAAAGTTTAATTGTGTTATACTGTTGATTCCTCCAGCGGGAACCACATTTCCTTCATCAAAAACACTAATGGATCCTGGTATTAATCCTCCACCGATGGGAGTCCAATATCTCTCTCCAGGATATCCAGGAACAGATACTAGTTGATATTGTTGCCCAAATGGAGGGGAATCTCCAATTGGATCACCTAAATTTGATTCAGCATCTTTAACAGATAAGTATCTATCTCTATCTTCTGGTAATGCCGACTGTGAAGTTTTTTTTGAACGTCCAGATAAATATTTTGCCATAATTAAGTTGAGCTATTTTCCAAAATGCTGCATATAAATTCCATTTGTAATGGGGCAACTAAGCCACCATTTAAATAAGTATGAGCAATTCCAACTGATATGCCAGAGTTGGTTACAAAAGTTTTAGATACCCCAACATTTCCAATGATAGAAGTTATCGTGAATGATCTTTGAGGTATTGGGAAAATAGAAGTAGTCAATCCAAACGAACCACTACAAGTAAATGCCAACCCACTCATAGTAACTTCATCGTTTACAATAAAATTATGAGGATTAATTGTAGTTACTGTAGTAATTCCTGTATTTTGATCATATAAACAACCTGTAATAGTTACGATACCAGTTTGAGTTCCGGTTATTAAAATTGAGTCTGAAATTATTGCAGTTTTTTCTAAGACTAATCTTCCATCAATAATAATAACAGAATCATTTGGAGGTACTTCAACATTTTTTACGAGTCTGGTATTTCTTGTATTTCCTACAGTTCTTAAAGAAGTGCTAGTTCTTCTATGAATGAATGTAGTGGTTGGATAAGTATTTACCCCAACATTTGCAACTTGAGCGTAGAGTACAATAGCGGAAACTCCAGTAGGAACTGAATATACAGTTTGTTCCCCAGGAGCAACAGGTACTGCAATTGTAATAAATTTATTGAGTGGTGCGACGGCCATATCTTATCTCAAAGCAAGTATGAGTGGGGTAACTTCTGCCTGTATGGCTTTACTAAAATCTCTTCCTCTAATTGTTGCTGTTGGTTGATTAACTTGAAATCCTTCACCAATATCAAAATTACCTTTTTGATCTGTGCTGGTAAATGGAATTTGTGCCCCATCTAATGCAACAACTTCATTTTCCTTAATTGCAACTCCACCATTAAATGGTGTTGAACTATTTATATCTACACCACTGCCAATATATTCAAATGAATGAGAACTTGTAAGTATTTTACTAATTCTTTTAAATGATGCGGATTCTCCCCCAAATAATGCATAAGGAATAAATTCAATAAAAGTAACTGTGCTAATTCCTGATGAATTTGATGTTGCAGAATCAATCACATACAAAATTGGTTTTTTAACTATAGTTGCAGCTGCTCCAACTGCAACCCCACCATCAATAAAAACTTCTAAATTTTGTGACCCAAGATAATTTCTCCCACTATTCACAACATCAATTGCAATAATACTACCAGTGCCAGGATCAATAGTTGGACTTAACTCTGCAATAATTCCTTGAGGTCCTTTTGGTTGTTGAGTTAAATCACCAGAATCCCTAACAATAATAGTTGGTGGTGATATTGCACTAAAACCAGATCCCCCATTCAATACTTCAATTTTTTCTATCTCAACCATAGGGGTTTGAATTATTCCACTTCCTATGGCGTCAGAGTAATTATCTAAATCTATTTTAAAAAATAGTGATTGCCCATCATAAGGTCTTCTTGAATTCCCAATATTTTCAAAAGTTACTTTATCACTTACCGCATCAACTCCGGGTTCTGTTCTAGTGGAAGGAAATGTTCCAACTGTTCCAGTAAATTCTGTTGATCCGACCCCGACGGCAACTAATCCAAAATTTCCAAATGATGAATTAGAGTTTGTTAAGTCGCAAGAACCACCACTATCAACATAAATTCCAATATCACAATTAATTGTAAAAATAGAAACTAACTGGGCATAACCATTATTAGTAATTGATACTCCAATACCATTTTCATTATATTGAGTAAAAGAATCACAAACCATTGATTTAAGATCTGCACCTAAAGTTGAGGCTGTTGCATGATCTCCATTAATCTTCATACCAATACTTTTGGTCATAAAATTGGTACAGTTTCTTATATATGGGCTTCTCCATCTTCCTGTAACACCTTCATTTGCTGGGCCTGCTGCAATAAATCCAGTATTTGCATACTTTGCAGGATCTGTTGGTGGAAATGCCACCGCTGCACATCCAGTATGAGCAATAGATACACTGGATCCAGCAAAGTTTATATTTTCAATCAAACATCCTCGCCGGACATGAAAAACATCTTTAGTTACATTAGTAGGTCGAATAGTAACCAATCTTAAATCTTGTCCAGTTACAGTAACATCTGTACGAAGTCCAATTGGATTATTTTCAGTGTATACTCCTGGTCTAACTACAATGGTGTCACCCTCTTGTGCCACAGTAGCAGCGGCCCCTACAGTTGCTTTTGCATCGCCCTCCAAAAGACCAGTATTGGAATCATTCCCATCTTTTGTCACCCAAATAGTGTTTTGAGTTTCGACTCCAGATGGTCGCCAAGATACACCAGTTCCGACAGAGGATAAACGATAATCAAATTTACCAGTTGCAGTGCTATTGTTTATATCAATTAAAGTTGAATTAAGTTCAATACTGTTATTAAAAATAGATGTGCCACCTACATTTAATGTACTGCTAAGTGTTGTTGCACCACCTACATTTAATGTTGAATCAAAATTAACTGCACCTGTGGCATGAATAGTTCCTGTTACATCTAAAGTTGATGTTGGATTTACATTTTGTATTCCGACGTTTGACATTCTATAAACATCTGATCCTGTTACAGACCATCTATCGGAAATAGAAATATTAGCAAAAGCAGTATTAACACCAATAACAGCATTTACTAAATTATTAGGATCAGTGCCGTCAATAAAATTTAAATTTGAAACTGTTCCTTTAAAAATACTTTCATCATATATTCCAATAGTTTGTAATGGAGTTCCTATACCAGAAGCATCACTCCAAAAAACACCATTATTATCTGATAAAAGAACTTGACCTATTGTCCCTTTTGATAAAAACTTATCAAATAAAAGACCCTTAAGATATATTTCACTACCACTTTCAAATGTAGCAATTCCGCTATTAACTTTAACATCAATACTACCTTTAAAAGTAAGATTTGCTGAAGTAGTTGATGTTCCTATTCCAACATTATCAACAATTAACTTGTCAGCAAGTAAATTTACTAAATCATTCGGTATTTTATAATTAACTCCAAATTCCAAATCTGAGTCTGTTACAAACTCTGTTTGGTCGTCAACAAAATATTTTTTAGCGTAGGAAAAGGTAGTGAAAGACATATTCTTAAGTTAGTTTTTTATCGTAATGATAGCCAACAATTGATCTTGCAGAATTATCCCCAGGATAATCTTCTATATCACCCTCATACTCAACTATTAATTTTTCTGTATCTATTCTCTCTGCAAATATATGGTAATAACAATTTATAGAAGTGGTTCCTTTTGATTCTAATATAATTTGCGAATTATTCACATCCTTAACAAAAATTTCTTGATGAAATTTAATTGGAGTAATAGATACAGTCAGTGTCTCATAGTCCACAAGATTTTTCCAGTAGTCTGGGAGTATAATTATATTAGTATTTAACAATTTCCCCCTAACATACACCGCTGCTTCTGGACCTTCAATACAACTATGAGTTAATCTCCAACCACTTTTTGTTGGGTGTGGAATGTCAAAGTTCTTCTTTGCTGATAATACATGGGCACCATTATTAGAATAAACATTTCCTTCTGCTTTAACTGTCTTTTTTACCCTAACATTTTTAGTAAATTGTGCCTCTGCATCTACAGTTGTTAAACTAGCTTTTAAGTTTATATCTTTATCAGCTTCAAGTAATATTAATTCTCCAGCTTCAATTTTATGTGAGTTGGCATTTACTCGAATACCCACACCATTATACCTATTTCCACTTCCTGCACTAGGATTTCCTTGCTTACTAATAATCAAGGCATCAGCTAATGGTCCAAAAAATTCTCCACTTTCTTTTAAGGGATCATCTTTTGCAGGAAGAATTGATAACATTGATTTTTGATAATTATCAAAAACATATCCATCATCTAATCCCCCAATAATTAAAGGGCCATTAATTGTTGCTAATCCAGGTTGATCTGGTGGTGAAAATGGAACTTTATGACTTGGATCGAGTGGTCCAACATGCAAAGATTTTTCAACAGATACTTTTGGAAAGTTTGACATATTAATTAAGCCAAATTCAGAAAACTATTTAATGATGCAGATGCTGCGGTTAATGTTCCAGTTGCAGCATCAATTGATGTTCCACTAGTCTCAAAAGCAGAAATTTTATTAAAAAACATTGTGCTTAGATCAAATGCTAAACTACAATCAATAGATGCTGATGATGTTTTTATTTTGAGTGAATCTTTAGAATTTAGTTCTATCTCATTTGATGCTTTTAATAGAATATTACCATTTGATGATAGATCCCCTTCGGAGCCAATTGCTTTAATATGAATATTTCTTGCTTCTAAATGAATTGTGCCATTTGGGGCTTCAATTTTAATATCACCATTCTTGGCATAAATCCATTTTGCTAAATTCATTGGATTGCCACCATCACTGTTGGCAGGCATCTCATTACCAACAGATTCATATGATGTTTTATCACAAACTACCACATGATCTCCATCCTCAAAGAATCCAAATCCTTGCCCCTTATTGGTAAACATTGCATAGTCTGTCTTACCATGAATAGGAATTGTTGCTCCCTTGACTATTCTACAGTAGTCATCAACTTTTATTTGAGGTTCTAACTTTGGATCACTCATCTTTGAACACAATCAATAATTTGAATTACTGCAGCAGGATTAAAAATTTCAGTACCAAGGGCACCAGTACCAACTTTTCTGAACTTAAGAACAGGAATTAATATAGCGCCAACCCCAGTGTCAGTATTTATATCTACATCTGGAAGTGTAGTTCCTGTTGGACCACAAGAATTTAAGGATTCCACTGAAATAATTGAGCCATTTCCACCAGTCTTAATTGAATATTTACATCCATTAGTAGTTTCCACCGTGTCATTATCAGTATACCCAATTCCTCCAGTAATAATCTCAATCTTATCAATCTCAGGTATTACTGTATCAACCAATTCTGGATTTGGAGATATAACTGGATCTTCTCCAGGATCTTGAGTAGTAATAGTATTTAAATATCCTGATCCTGGGGCAATAATAGGAATTGCAGTAATAGATCCATTTGTAACTGTTGGGCTTCCAATAATAGCGCCAGATCCATTGTTACATGCGTCAACCAAACTAACTAGAGGTGGTTCAGTATAATTAAATCCAGCATCAGTAAGATTAACACCAATCAATTGCCCAAATTCATTAATTACTGCTTTTCCAAATGCCCCAAATCCACCACCACCAAGAATTTGAACTGATGGTGGTCCACAGTTAATTGTAGTTCCACAAGATTCCTGGGATCCAAAAGAAGATGGGAAAGCATCAATTGACCCCAATGAAGGTCCATTGGACATACAGAATTTTTGTGAATTGCTTTCACATGGAGGGGCTTCACAATTTAAAAGACCTTTAAGTATATTAGCAAATCCTAATGCTTTTTGTATCAGTCCACTAATACTTCCAAGTGCGCCACCAATAAGTATGTTGATTGCAGATATAACAGGATTAATTAAAGCGGAAATAACCTTAAAAATAGTATCAAGAATTTTTGAAATAAAATTATTAATCACACAGATTGCGGTGTTTAAAAAATCATCTATTAGTTTTTCAAGAAGTTTAAGAACTAAGCTAAAAATAGATTTAAAGAATTTTTTAAACAAACAATTCAAAGTAGTAGTTAGAGTTCTTACTTGATTTCCTGCCTCTGCTTGTTTTGTTTTTGTGAATAATTTATCAAATCTTTGTGTTATTTCTTTGTTAAGTTTTTTGTTAATTGCATCTCTACCATCTTTCATGTAACCAGATGCATAAGATGAAATATTGGTGGCAATTTGTTGAATCTTGCCTTGATAATCAACTATTTTTCCAGTTACTTTGTTAATATATTTTTCACCAACTTTTTGAACATTTAATAAATCTTTTATTAATTTATCAATTTGAGTTGTGATTCTTGAAATAGAATCTTGTTCACATTTAGTTACAGGTTGAGTGCAATCATTACTCTTTTGTGCAAAAATTTCTGCTGCCCTACTTTTATCTTCGGTTCCCGCAACTGTAGTTTCTAATCCTGGTTTTTGTTTTTCTGGGGTACTTGCTGGGGTTTCAACTTTAGTTACTGGATTTGTTCCTGCTCCTGGACCAGAAGGAACTCTTGTGTTTTGAAGTCTTGGATTTTTAATTGCCTCTGGTTCAAATGTTTTAAACGATGAACATAATTTATCTTTAATTTTTTTGGGATCTGTTTGAGATTCCACTCCAGAGTGTTTGTATAATGATCCTAAAATAATTGGTTGTTGACCATCATCACCATCTAGAAAAAATCCTATAACAGTTTCTCCGCCTTTATATTCATGGGATGAACCATTTCCTAAAGAACCATTAGATTGTCCCGCAGGTATCATAATGTGGGCCCAAGGAAGGTCTTCATCCTTAAGTTCGGAACAATTTGCAGTGTGATACCCAATAATTCTAACTTTTACTCTATTATAATATAAGGTATCTCCTTTTGGATTTGATTGTAATTGAACCTTATCTCCCGTGCTGCTTTTTAATAATGCAACTTGACCAATCCACTAAGAAAAACCATCTTTCCCTAGAAAGTTGGTTTTAGCAAGTTGTAATCTTATATCTGTTGTGGATTGATCTAAAAGCATAATTAATTTTCGTAAATTCTACACGCAAGAGCGTCGGGATTTGAATCACAAAATAATTCTAATGATGTTGGATCATGATCGTCATCTGGATGATTTTCTTGATATTTTTCCAATTTATTAACCTCATCCTCAAAGTGTCTACGACTCTGATAACTTATAAGAGAATCTTCAAGTTTCTGGTAATCTCTCTTTATGTGATCTTTGATGTTTTCCATTCTATGTAGTTATGTATTCGTATGAATCTTTAATTAAAGAAAGACTAGTAAAAGCCTTTCGGTTTTCATCAAATTTATGACAAAGTGATGCAATTATATATTTACCACTCGCTGTAGATTCTGTAGTTTTGTTTTCTTTTGATGTTGGTTTTGGTATATCACATTCTATTAATTGACCTGCTCTCAATTCAGTGTTGCAAGGCACTATTATATTTAACACTTGAGAATATAATAAACTATATCTCACAGTAGATATTGCTTGATATTTAGGTAAATTTTCTGAGACTTCTAATACTCCTGCTTTCGTTAGATTACCTGTATCTAATGCCTTTACAATATATCTAGAAGGAGTATCTTCTAAACCTTCTTGAAGTTTAGGTGCAGCATCTTTCCCCTTTTTTTCTGCTGATGTTTTCAAATTCTTAGCAAATTCTTGTTTCAATTTGAATTGGATTGGTGTGTATGTATTTTCAAACATATTGTAAAATAAATTATTATTACAATACATTCCTAGTCTTAATGATAACATTATATCATTGTTCTTACTTATATTTGAACTCAATATTTTAAAGTTATTTTTTTTATTTCCTGGATTATCCCTAGTTTCTTTTTGAGTGTATACTTCTTTAACAATCCCACCGCCGCCAGTCAATAAATTATTAGCACTTTTGAAATTGTATCCATCCTGTGTTTCATAAAAAAAGAATCCTGGAGTTCCATTGTCTTCGGGAACAGATTTTGGACATAACCATATTGCTAAATCGAAAGGTCTCTTTGTATTACCAACAAAATTATATTTGTTAAAAGTTTTATCAGTTTTAATCTCTTTCTTTGTTTTTAATGATTTTATAATTTCTTTAACGCTTTCTTCAATTTTTGTTTCAAATCTTTTTACAACTCTGGTAGTTTCATTACTGATAGATTCTTTACTTACTAATTCTAGTAGATATAGACCTCGACGACCAGATTTATCTGCAGAAATTTTTCTGACGCACATTCCATCTTTAGTAAGATCTAAGTTGGGGAAATCTGGGACTTCGATATCAAAAATTACACCTTCTCCACCAAATATTTCAACATCACTATCTCCATCATCTTTTTTGACTTCGGATGAGGAAAATAGAACAGTTGCAGTAATAGATGGTGAAAGAATATCTTCATAATATTCCAGAGATATCACGCCGCCACGAATATCAAGAGTGTCTATATCTCCTGATAATGGTTGTATTTTAAATTCTTGTATAGAATATCTATTTTCTGCCATTTATTTACACCGTAGCAAAATAAATTTCTTCCATGCTCAATCCAGATTTATTATTACTATTTAACATAGAAGTAGATGAAGCCTGTGAGTATGATGATTGTGGTTTGTTTGCTGAGGATTGTAATATAACAACTGGTGAAGGCTTATTGTTTGATCCTTGTAAAGTCGCAGCTTTATTTCTGTTAGATTGTGGTTGAACACTAGACCCTCCTCCACTTTTAAGTAGGTTTGCAAAAAAAAGCAAATCTTGATTATTTGCTCTAAATCCAACCCCATTAATATGTAAAGATATGTGGGGGTAAGGGTTATTTGTTCCATCACCACGAACAGTCCTACCAGATGCTCCTTGATATCCCAATAAAGTTCCTTTAGGAATTGGTTGATTTTCTGCAGATCCTTTATACGCCATAGCGGCAAAGTGTCCCATCAAAACTTCATAAAGTTTTCCATTTTTTTGATAATAGTAAGCGCCATAGTAACCAAATCCACTTCCTGAAGGGCCAAGTGCCTCCGCAGTTCCATTAAGACCCACCGATGGCATTCCATCTGTACCTTTGAATTTATAAATTAAATCTATTGGGGCATTAATTGGAGCACCAATTCCTCCAGCAAGACTCATATCCAATCCAGTTTGTTGTCCATCAGTATCTCCAGGAGAACCTATTTCCGAATTTGATTGTCCGTACTGCCCAATCAAAGCACCAGCACCCAGGGCGGCAGCAGGAGCAAGTATTGGACTTAAAAATGATTTAGGTTTTTCTTCATCTTCTTCAGAATCTTCTTCTTCTTGTTCTTGTTCTGGTTTTAATGCTGTTTGAATTTGTTGAGATTGTGGTTCAGCAACAGATAATTGTTTGATTTGTTGTTGTTGATCCTTTTCCTGTTTCTTTAAAAGTTGCAATCCAATAGAAAACTGTTGTTGATTTTCTAAAATTTTTGCATTAAATAATTGTTTATCTTCATTTGAAATAGTTGACACTATGGATTTAAACTTTGATGTCAACTCTTCAATATCATTGGAAAGTTCTAAAACATTTTTCGTGTTTACTTCAATTAAAGTTTGTGCCATGTTATGTAACGATATTTAATTCTCTAATCACATGAGTTGCATATAAATTACTTTCGTTAGTAGAAGAAAAAATATTTAAATCTTGCGATGTTGAAGAGTAAGCAGTATTACTGCCACTATTAGAAGATTGTTTTGGTGATTGTGCAACTATGATTGGTGCTCCCTGCGATTCTGATTTCATTTGAGTTGGTGTTGCTGCGGTGGGAACTGCAGCAACTTGGGATGGTTTTGATGATATTTCTGGTTGTTGTGGGAGTGCTGTTGCTTTTGATGTTGATCCTGCTGGAGTTGCTGTTGATGCTGGTTTTAATTTTTTATATGATCTTAAAATTTTATCTCCATGCGCCTTTCCGCTAGTTCCAAGACCATCTGCTTCATTTGGATAGTCTCCACCAGTTAAATGATATACACCAAACTTTTGAACTAAAAAAGATTCATCTGCATTTGGGTATTTTGATTTTATTTGAGATAACGTATTTTCTGCGTGAGTTTTAAATAAAGCATCTTGATCTTCAGGTGGAAAATATTTTATTAATTTATTTGCAGCAGATGAATCTCCTTGCAAAGATTTATCTATTAATGATTGGACTTGTGATTTATTATTACCTGCATTTTTTAATAAAACTTTCTTAGTATCAGCTCTTTCAGTCATAAACTGATACCTTCCCAATCCATGACCAGACTTGGTTGGTATACCTATAGAAGTATAATTTCCTTCTGCACTGGAAGTAGCATCAGCAAGAGCTTTTAGATTGACTCCATGAGAAGTACCGACGGGTCCACCACTACTAGGACTTGCACCAGGATCCGGCTTAGGATCGCCAGTAAGTGCCGTTAATGCTCCTCCAGCCATGGCAGCACCAAATAATCCACCTAAAACATTACCTTTCTTCTTACCATTAGAAGTTTTTTTACTGAAGAGAATATCCTCTTCAGTCTGAGAATTTGAAGTTTGACCAGTAAAGGATTGGGATGCTACTGCGGTAGATGCACCATAACTAACTCCCTTATCAACTTCAGATTGTTCTGCTTTCAATATTTTTGTTTTTTGCTGCTCATCCTGAAGTTCCTGTTCTCGCAGTTTTCTATCATTTTCTAAAGTTTTTAAAATATTACCATAAGATGATTTTAATCCCCCAATATCCCCCATCAGTGATGATATTGCTTGTTCGAATTTAAGATCAGATCTAGATCTCTCTTCTCTTTCTATTGCATCAGATCTTTGATCAGATTTTATTTTTGTTAAAGCATTGTTTTTATCTTCCACACTACTCGCAACAACATCCAATAATTTTGCAAGTTCTAGTGAAGAAATAAAAGATGGTTGAATTTTAAGAACCTGTCCTTTATTCACTCGAACATCAGTAGATTCCAAAGTTTTTTCCCCAAAAAACTTAGAGATATCAATTACATTTTGTTTTGGAGTTTCTTCAGGCATTTTGTCTGTTCTTTTCTTCTAGTTCTTCTACATGTTGTTTTAAAAGTTCAAGATAAATTTCCCTTTCCCAAGGAATCATATTTTCTAGTTCAGTCAAAGAGTATTTATGGTGTTGCATCAAGGCAAAATTGATCCTGAAATATGTTTCAAGATCTTCCTTTGCCAGGGCTATGCGAAAAAATCGGATAAGCCCTCCAAAACGACAGGATTATCTATTCCGGTTTCTGGGTTTTTTACTACAATCGTATGCTTCAATTTTGGCATGGTCTTGAAAAATGCTTCTATTTTTTTATAATCTTTGGGACTTAACTTTTCAATCCAATCAGTCAATTCCTTTTCGGTACAGTCTGATGCAGTCCAACAATCTTCTTCATTATACACCATATCAATACAGGTAGAAATCAATTTGAATGATCTTTCCAAAGTCTCTGAAGATTTACTAGAGATATTAAAATTATTTCCAATGAATTGATCCAAAGATGGATATTTCATTTTAATAGAATATCCGTTTTCAATTGAAATTACATCGGTATGATTTTCTAATCTATGAATTTTAATTTCATCAACATAAATTGTAACAGGTACTTGTGTAACGCCATCATCACCGCAAGTAACAATTAACTCAATTGATTCCCCAATTGCCTTAGATCGAATATTTAAAAATAAATATTCAATATCAAAAATTGGCAATTCATCAACTTTAATTCCTTTTGTTATTACACAGTTAGATATAACTTGCTTTATTGCATTAGTAATTAGAGTTGTATCTTTAGACTCTAGTGCAATAATTAAAAGTTTTTCTTCTCTAACTAAGAATGGTCTAAATTTTAAATTCTTTTCATTTGATGGAAGAACAAGATCGTAAATTGGTGTAGCAATTTCTGGTAATGGCATAAAATCAATATCAATAATTTATTTAGGGGTCTTAGAATAATTGGGAAATTAGATCCACAGTTGTTAAATCAGATACAGGTATCGAATTGGGTCCAAATATTGCATCTGGAGTAGTCGCTGGGGTTCTTCTAGTAATATAACGCATGTAATCAAACACAACAGTATATTTCAACACTTGAGATCCTTGATAAGATACTGGAACTCCTGTAATATTGGACGGAAACGCTTGAATAAACTCATATGTATAATATGATGAGTTAGTTGCCGATCCACCTGATTGCAAATCCTTTTCAAACTTAGTCAATAAAATGTGCTGACAATACTCATCGGGATATCTCATTTTATAGTGGTCAGCTTTTGCAAAAGCATCAGAATCATTCTGACCTCTTCTTGTGGATATAATCTTTTTTCCTCCATAATATAAAGGATTGATATAATTAAACCACTCTTCAAAAAATCTAATTACTGCATGATTTTTATCGACATAAAAGGTCAATGTTAATTCTGGAAATGCACGAATTAAAGGATATTTTTCAACAAGTCCTTGCCTATTACCAATAATTTCAGTATTTTTAAAACTTGGTCCAGGAATCATTGCCTCTGAACATAACAATTCAATTTTTTCCATACCATCAAATCCATCAGAATCATTTCGATCATAAATGCCAGCACCTTCTAACCAAGTTCTCAATGTGGCATTGATAGGAAAAGTGACTTTGAAAAAAGTCGTAGTGGATACTTTAGAAAATGTATTTATTACACTTGCTATATTATATTTCAGTCTTTCTGGATTTTGTTCGGTAAAAAATGGCATCTAAAGATAAATAAGTAGTATATCTATAATATGTATATGCGTAATTATTATCAAGGAAAATACAAAGTAAAAAATTATCAAAAGTACAAGGGCGATCCAACAAATGTTGTTTATCGGTCTTCTTGGGAATTGAAATTTTTAAAGTATTGTGATAATAATGAGAATATTTTAGAGTTTGGTAGTGAGGAAATCATCGTACCATATATTTCTCCATTAGATGGAAAAATACATAGATACTTTCCAGACTTTTACATCAAAGTTAAGGAAAAAAGTGGGCAAATTAAAAAATATTTAATTGAGATTAAACCAAAAAAACAAGTTATTGGCCCTTCAGAAAATCCAAAAAGGAAAACGAAAAATTGGATGAATGAGGTATATGAATACGCAAAAAATCAAGCAAAGTGGAAAGCAGCAAAGGAATATTGTGATAATAGGTTATTAGAGTTCAAAATTTTAACGGAGGATGATTTAGGAGTATGAGTATATACGACAATATCATCAATTCACTAAAAGGAAAATCAAATTCTAAAGGTGCATATAGAGCACTTTTAGAAGAACAATTAAATGCAATTGATTTCAAAAATAGTGATGATGATATTGATACCGCCAATATAACTCCAAATGGAAGTTTATATTTTTTCTCGTATAGCGCAGAGTATCCATACAACTATCCATATTATGATAGATACCCAATGCTTTATATAATTAATATTGACCCGTCAAAAGGGAAATTATTTGGAGCAAACTTGCATTATCTTTTTCCTGATATTAGACCAAGTGTTGCTAAAAGTTTGATAAATAAAGGAGGGGAATGGCGTGGCATAGCGCCAACAATTTGCTTACATACTTATTTTATTAAAAATTGCGGTTCATTTTTAAAAGTTCCATCCAAAGAGTGGGAAAATTTATCCAAATTACCTGTGCAGGATTTTAGAGATCCGCGTGGAAGATATGTCTCCGAAAGTAAAGTCTGGTCAGGAAACGAATAATGGCAAATTT